TACTATGTCTAGATCGGGGTTAGTAGACTTCTTTGCCCAAGGAGAAAACCTCTTAGATTTCCTAACACTATGTATAAAAAAGTTATATTGCATGTCCTTATCTAGACTTGCACCCAGACGATTCATCTCGTTAGAGTGCATGATGGTATCAATGAAGTATGACAGTGCTTTATTGACCATAAATGCAGGATAATGACGCATATACCCCTCATCATCAGTATAGTCTGCAGTCTTTAAATTTATAGAGTTAACATAGTCAAACGGATTGTAATCTTGTGCCATAATTTATGTAAGGTTTGTCAAATAATACTTCATTTATATAATTATCCGCCCATTCTTCATCAAACCACTGAGATAGCACTGCCTTAGTCTTTTTATTTTTTCTTTGTGCTGTGCAGTAGTAAGACTGATCGTCTATCCTTTTCATGATAGATATCCAGTCCTTATGTTTGTAATCTTTCTCTGCTATTCTAACATATTTGACGTATTCTCGTAAATATTCTCTAGTTACATTCAAATAATCTACTCTTGCCTGATCATCTTTTAACCTAGCAAATTTACAGTAGGGAGAGAAGACTTCTTCTGCCCATTGTGGTAGTATTCTCTCGTCTTTAAAGGAATATCTGTTACATATTGGAGCAAGTTGGTAGTCAAACGGAGACCCATGCACAGGAGAAATATCAACGATAGCAGCAGTAACTTGAGTTGGTGTTTCTATGATATCACACCCAAAAATAGGGATTTTATACTCTGGATCGGGGTAAAAAACACAGTGGACGATGTTTAACCTATCTTCTAGTGTTGCCCTCTCGAGATGTATTTTTCTGAGACCTTTACACTTCCACATTTCGTTGTGAATAGTGACTTTTTCATGCTCAATTAACTTATGATCAGTCTCTACGACCTCAAGGTGAGGTAGACATATAAGTTGTTGCCTAATCAGTTGTGCTAATTCATCCTGCATACATGACCTCTAGAGGATTAGCAACTTTTGCCTCGTAATTCTTGATTAATAACTCTTGTTGGTTACGATTCTTACTACCTCTATGTTTCATACCGTATGTCAGTTGAAAATACTCTTGCTTATACTTATCATACCACTCTTCTATCTCTTCATCAATATTATATGTAATCATCCAGTTGTGTGGACACACTTGACAGTTGTCAAAGAAGATTTTATGGTCAAAATCCTTGTGTAACTCAGCGTTTGTGCCATACAAGTATGACTTGATTTTGTATGGAGGATCTAAAAATACAAATACATTACCACGATGGTCATGATCGTCATTCATGACCTCTGAATAGTCATAATTAGTGATATTCCAGTGACCTATGAGTGCACCTACTGACTTAAGATTTTGTGCACCATTGACTGTAAAATTTTGTTTGGATGCAGTCTTAGAAAACGACGAATTTTCTGTCAAACCACTATAACTACACTTGTTTAGTATCCAAAAGTAACATGCTGCGTCAAATGATTCAGCATCAGCGATAGACTCTTTAGCGTTGTTAAACAACTCTTTCGCCATGACCTCATCATTGTGTGAATTCTTGTATTCTATGAGAGAATCAGACAAATTCTTGTAGTCTGACTGCAATACCTTCCAGAAATTATAGAGGTGTCCATACAAGTCATTCACCCACACATCTGCAGTAGGATTATCTTGTGTAAATCGTAGTGCAACACTACCACCACCCAGAAATGGCTCTCTAAACTCCTTACATTCTGGTGCTAGTTTGAGTAGTCTTTCTGCTGCTCTAGATTTACCGCCAGGATATCTAAGCGGTGTCTTAATGTATCTCATAATACTTCAATGTTTGCCATTGGATAATCAAAAGGACCAGGATTCACATTTCCTGCAGGAAAACCATTAAAACTAATAGTCATCCTATCATAATCAAAAAAATGGCGATCACTTTCATGGACTAACCATGAAGGAAACAGAATAAGTTTACCCTCTTCTGCTGCGATCTTTTCTATAGGACCTCCACGGACTTTAAGATTGTCAGATATGACCTCCATACAGTCCATTGTGCGAGGATATACTGGATCATGGAATACAGTTGCTACTCCACCTGTAAGATAAAAAACTCCCGACACTACAGCCATAGGATGTCTGTGTCTTGGATGTCCTACCCCTGATCCTGCAGGTGCAATGTTGCCCCACATCAGTGATATATCTATTCTATCACATTGTAGAGCAAATGTCACTTTATATTCTTCGAGACATTCTTCAAACCATTCTACGAGCGGGTGGAATCTCTCATTTTTGTGAAGGTTTCCACACGTCGTCTCAACTCCCTCTGGAAAATTAAACTGCTCTCTTCTCTCGGATCTAAGAGCTTCTTTAATTTCTTCAAGATCTTCTTCATAGGTAAATTCTGGGACAATAACTGGGAATAATTTGTTGACTTTCATTTAACATCCTTCTTTTCCAAATTCATCATAGGCACATCCCATCCACCTAAGTTTTGATTTCCAAAGGGGAAGAAGTTAGCAGCAAGTGTGAGTCTATCAACCACTCTTACGTTAGGTTGTGACCCATGCACTAGGTAAGCAGGAAAAATTAATAACGTGCCTGGCTCTGGACAGTAATTATATCTAGTCTCTGGATACGGACCTCCATCTAAATGCAACTGTGCCCATTCTCTCTGTGCAAGAGGGTCTACAAACGTAGTAGGAGTTGCTTTTGTGATGTAGTAGATGCTGCTCCAATAAGACATGGGATGTCTATGTGGAGTGTGGTGATGACCTGTCTCAGCATTCGCTCTGTTACACCACATTGATGTAATTTCCATCCTATCAGCAAGGAATTCGTTATCTTTTAAGATTTTATTGGCACATAATTCTAACCACACCTTCAACTCATTCCACTCGGGACGTTGCTCAAGGTGTGGATGTGATGTGCCTACTCCACCAGTTGAATTATATGCTCTATATTCTTCTTTTTGTGCTAATTCAAAGGTCTTTTTCCATAGAGAATTAGGACTTGTAAACTCCCACACTCTAACAGGAAACCAAAGTTTTTCTGTGTAGTCAGTTCTCATTACGAATCTCCTCAGGGGCATTGACACCAAACCAAATACCAACTACAGGCACAGCAAAGATCAATACTCTTGCCAGACCTGTAACTGCTAGGAAAATTAAAACTCTTTTAGATGATTTCCATCTTCTAGGTGTCCTTGGAGTGATCATGCTAGGAATTTACGGTAACATTTACTATTGATAGGGTTGTCAATACTAAACCTAAGAGCGATTGCTCCGTCAGGTCTCTCTAAAAACCTATCCATGGCAGTGCAAAGCATATTATACATGAGTGTGAGTTTAGGTTCGTTACCCATCTTCCATGAAAGATCTTTAAAGGTTTCATAAAAATCTTTTGTCAAACGAGTATCACCTTTCACATTTACTTGATCCTTAAGAATGTCTAAAAATGCTTCTACTTGCTCACCATACTTAGCATTCACACAAAGAGATGCCCACGCAACAATAGTTTTAGTTTGTGATGAGAAATCATCAGTCCCACTTAAAAATGTATTGCAAAGATCTTCTCCTTTTATAATTTCATCTTTCCAATCCTGCCAATTTCTGACAGCAGTATTGATAGTAAACTTCTCTCCTTTTCTACGTTTCATTATATCTCCCAAAGCAGCAGTTTGTGAAGCCTTAGCGGTCTTATCTTTTCTATAAATTTCATCATGAGGACGACGAGCTTTTCCAAGAGCAGCATTAGAGAAAGTATCAGGTTCTACTCCAACAACAACTACAACATCATACTCACCATCATCTTGCATGGCAATAAATTTCAATCTATGTTGCCCCTCTGTTAAGTTACCTTGGTAATTAAAAGCGATTGGATTGCCATCAAATAACCACCCATGAGTTTTAACAGATTGAGCAATCTTATTGACCTGCGATGGGAATAATTGACGATTATCACCGTTGTGAAGTGCAAGAATCCTCATTGCCATGGCAGGTGTCATTGCTGTGACCTTTGCGTCTCTCGTTTTTGAGAGTGGGTTAAAAGGAAGAGTAATAATTTGTTTCATTTGAATTCACACCTCATCATAATTTCAGTTAAAAAAGCAACAGAGTTGATCTCCATGTCAGCAACGAATGCTGCCTTGTATTGATACTCACCTAT